TGGTAAAATCAATCGGAGAGAAAAGAGATATACCAATGGTATTGGAAAGTGTAACATTTGAGGATAATTATGATAGTGGATTTGATGAAAAAAGAGTTATAACCCACACACTATCATTTACAGCAAAAACATATCTATTTGGCCCAGTTGCAGATTCTGGTTCTGGTCTTATTAAGAAAGTTCAAGTTGATTACCACGCAAGTACAAATACTAAGACAGCACAAAGATTCAAGAGATATGTTGTTACACCTAGAGCACTTAAGGATTATAATGATGATGGAGTTACAAGACTTGCAGAAGATATAACTAGAACTCAGATTAAATTCTTAGTTCAAAATACATCAAGTTTAGTTGTAGATACTTATATTGCAATCGGTAATGAACTAATGTTTATTAAAGAAATTGATGGAAATAATATCACAGTAAAACGTGGTGAAGATGGAACAACTATAGATACTCATATAAACGGTGATGTAATTGATGCAGTAAATGCTCAAGATGATGCACTTGTTGAAGTTGGTGATGACTTTGGATTTAGTGAACAAAGGTTTGATTTACCAGACTTTAGAACATATAGTCCTACAAAAGGAGTTGATGTATGAGTAAGTTCGATGAAATAGATGAGTTTTTAGATGTTGAACCAGTTGATGATTCAAAAAATAATCAAATTGAAAAAGTAAATAAAAAAGATGATCCAACTCTTGATTATGAATATTCAAGAGGTAACTTATATTCTTTGATTGAAAAAGGACAAGAAGCACTTAACGGTATTCTTGAGGTGGCACAGGGAAGTGATCATCCCAGAGCATATGAAGTAGCTGGACAATTAATTAAAAGTGTTGGGGATACGACTGATAAATTAATTGACCTTCAGTCTAAAATGAAAGAGTTGAACAAGGAAGAAAAAGATTCACCAAAAACAGTTAACAACGCATTATTTGTAGGATCTACTTCTGAACTTTCAAAGTTATTGAAAAAAGGAGTTCTAAATAATAAGGTAGAAAAGGAAGAAGAATGAAGTCATTCAAAGAATTTGTACAAGAAAGTAGTTTAACAAGACTAAAGAGCAAGTCAGATAAAGGTGGTATGGCCGTTCTTTCTGGAAGTCGTGGTGATAAATCTGCAAAAGAAAATCGTGAAAGAGCAAAACAATTAGATAAAGATATTCGTGGTAAAGGTTTGCCAGGTGCAACTAAAGTGACTGGTAGATATGATGAAAAGGATGATAAAACTGGTGAAGTTACTAAAGTAAAAGAACGTTCCCATGTTGTGACTTCTGGTAAGATGGGTAAAAGAAAATTTAAGAAAGCAATTAAAGCACTTGGTAAAAAATATGATCAGGATGCAGTCATCACACAAACAAAAGGTGGTGGAGGTGCTACTCTAAAGAGAACTCGTAAGGGTGCATTACCAAAAAGAAATATTCCAATTGGAAAGATGAGACCAGGTAGAACTGGTGAAATGGATACTCGTATCAAGGGAAAAACATTTACTTATGAATCATATCTTCGTGTTCAAGAAAGAGGTAAGACATACACGATAGTCCTTAACTGGAAAGGAAAATTAATTAATACTCAAATGTTTATTGCATCATTTAAAAGACCAACAAAAGCAGAAATGACTGCAGAAGTGCAAAAAGTATATCCAACAGCAGTAGTAATGTATTTTAGTCCATCGATGATAGATCCAACAAAACCGATGTTGTTTGCTGGACAAGAAACGTAAGTTGTCATGAGTGAAATTTATCTTGGTAATCCTAATTTAAAAAAAGCAAATACACAGATTCAATTTTCTGCAAAGCAGATTGAAGAGTTTTTAAAGTGTAAAAATGATCCTTTGTATTTTACACAGAAGTATGTAAAAATAGTCAGTCTTGATGAAGGACTAGTTCCATTTAAACCATACAAGTTTCAAGAAAAATTAATTAAAAGATTTCATAAGAATCGTTTTAATATCTGTAAGATGCCTCGTCAGACTGGAAAGTCAACGACTGTGGTATCTTATTTACTTCATTATGCTGTATTTAATGATAGTGTAAATATTGGTATACTGGCAAACAAAGCTGCAACTGCAAGAGAATTATTGGGAAGATTACAAACTGCCTATGAAAATCTTCCAAAGTGGATGCAACAAGGTGTGTTGGTATGGAACCGTGGATCATTGGAGTTGGAAAATGGATCTAAAATCTTGGCTGCGTCTACCTCTGCTAGTGCAGTCAGAGGTATGTCTTTCAACATTCTTTTTCTGGATGAATTTGCCTTTGTTCCTAATCATATTGCTGACTCGTTCTTTGCCTCTGTATATCCTACTATCACTTCTGGTAAAAAAACCAAAGTCATCATAGTCTCTACTCCACACGGTATGAATCATTTCTACCGATTGTGGCACGATGCAGAAAGAGGAAAAAATGAATATACACCGACTGATGTTCACTGGTCTCAAGTTCCTGGTAGAGATGAGATATGGAAAGAACAAACAATTGCTAACACATCAGAGCAGCAATTTAAGATTGAGTTTGAGTGTGAATTTTTAGGATCAGTTGATACTTTAATAGCACCTAGTAAATTAAAAAGTTTGGTATATGATACTCCATTAACACAAAATGCTGGATTAGATGTATTTGAACAATCAAAAGAAAACCATGATTACATCACTACAGTTGATGTTGCTAGAGGAGTTGGAAATGATTACTCTGCATTTGTAGTTGTTGATATCACAGAGTTTCCTCATAAAATAGTTGCAAAGTATAGAGATAATCAAATTAAACCAATGTTATTTCCTAATGTCATCTGGGAGGTAGCAAAGAATTATAACAATGCATTTATATTATGTGAAGTAAATGATATAGGAGATCAGGTTGCAAGTATTTTACATTATGATCTTGAGTATGAAAATTTATTGATGGCATCAATGAGAGGAAGAGCTGGCCAAATAGTAGGACAAGGATTCTCAGGTAAGAAGACTCAACTTGGAGTTAAGATGTCCAAGACTGTAAAGAAAGTTGGATGTTCTAACTTAAAGACTTTGATTGAAGATGAGAAAGTAATATTCAATGACTATGATATTATATCTGAACTCACTACGTTCATACAGAAACACAATTCATTTGAAGCAGAAGAGGGATGTAATGATGACCTTGCAATGTGTCTGGTCATATACGCATGGTTAGTTCAACAAGATTATTTCAAAGAACTTACAGATCAGGATGTGAGAAAAAGAATATATGAAGATCAAAGAGATCAGATAGAACAAGACATGTCACCATTTGGATTTATTGTTGATGGAAGAGATGATGAGAGTTTTGTTGACGGAGAAGGAGATCGTTGGTATGCTGATGAATATGGTGATCGTTCTTACATGTGGGATTACAGATGATTAGACTTTTAAAATTATTAGGAAATATTGTTGACCCAAGTTGGTGGGCAGATCTTATTGGTGAAAAATCAGGAGCATATGAACGTGCAAGAAAACCAAACAAGTTTAAAGAATGGAAGTTAAAACAACCTTTATGGAAACAATTCTTTATAGAAGTTTTAATGTTTACATTAATTGCACTAGCATTTGAACCAGTGTTAAATATGTTAGGTATGTCAATGTTACCTTGGAGGTGGTTTTGATTAAATTTAATTTCGAAAAACAATTTGGTAAAGGTACAGATCCTTGGTATGCAAAGGCAGAGAGATGGGCAAAGAAACAAAAGTTTCCTATCTCTTTTCTTGCGTTAGGAATTATTGCATATCTCAAAAAAGTATGGATCAATGTTAAAGTTGAGAACACTATGATGAGTGTTGACGCTGACATAAAAAAGATTCATGAACTCTGGGATGAAGAGGAAACTAATAATAGAATGAACGTCATTGCACAAAATGGAAACGATGGATTACATTATTCAGAAACTCCATCAGAGGTGGATGGTTTAAATGACATGTCTATTTCTTTTTCAAAGGAGGAAGACCCTTCTTCTGACGATATTCATTCGTAATATTTTCTAAACGGGTAGGAGGTTCAACATTCTTACCTATTTTCTTTTGAATAGTAGTCCATAGTTTTTTAATTACAGGTCTTATTATTCTTATCAATAATGGTGTTGCAGCTGCACCTGCTGTGGCCACGACTGCGAGTGCAGTCACGCTTGTCGTTTGATTGATAGATGGAAGAAATTTTTCAATTGCTGTGGTAGGTTCATATAATGTCTCACAGATCTTACCATCTTCACTAAGTTTATGACCCACAACTCTTTCATCACCCGATTGTGTAACATCACCAACTCTTAATTGACCCGGGCCGGGACAAGCAACGTCTTCTTTCTTTCCTAAATCACCAGTATCAGGAATCTCTGGTGCTTCAATTTCTGGTGGTGGTTCAACTGGTGGTGGTGGAGTTTCTCTTTGAATTATTAATTGCTCTGGTGTATAGTCCATCGCATCATATGTTGGATATTCACCATGAGGACATAGTGTTGTAACACCATCTTCATCTTGATTTACAAGATCTTTATCAAAAGGTAATCGTGTAACCTTATCCTGATTGTCCTTGTGCATCTTGACACAACCAGGCATATCTACAATCGGGAATCCAATCTGTGTGGTTACAGATGGGTGATTATTTGGAACAAAAGGCACACCATTTAACCATACCTCATTTGTACCAAACTTCGGTATTACAACATTTGGTATGTTAATCTCATTTATTTCCGACATTTACTTTACCTGTCACTGGTGGCATAGTAAGTTGTATTGATTGATAAACTTGTTTTTCTATGACACCTTTGATGTACTCTCTGTTCTCATCAATACGTGCTTGTCTTGTCATATTAGCATAGACAGTCATACCAATGAGAAATACAACACCTGCGAATGATGCTGCTGACATAATATTAAAGATGTTCTTCATTCTGCTTTTGGTTCTGGATGTCCTTTTTCAGCTGCATATAATGCAAATGATTTTGTAGCAACTAATGATAATATATGTTTGATATTATTACTATCATTTTCATCAAGTTCTTGAGTTGCAATAGCACCTACAACAATACCTAATTCAACTATTACAACAAGAAAGATTAGTTTCAATGCCCATTTTCCTGAGTTGAAAAATCGACTGATCTGAGTTCCAATAAATTTTTTCATGTTAACCCTCTAAAAGTGTACCGTGTGCTCTTCTTATTTCTCTGAGTTCCTCAAAGTTCTTTTGCTTTGTTCCTCCATCGTACGCCCATGCATACCCTTCTTGAATCATCAATTCGTTGAGCGATATTTCTTCATCACCAACATATAACCAACCAAGCAAACGGCCATACTTACCAACCCCACCTTTAAGTTCAGTGCGTATAGTGAGTTCATCATCTCCATCGATTGCTCCTTCTAAGTTTTCTTTCATCCAATTGGTTGCATCAAGACCTAATTCTTTTTCTTCCAAGTCACGGGTGCGTTTCTCAGGAGTATCGACTCCCGCTATACGGACTCTTTCTTTTTTATAGAGATCAAATCCTAAATCGATTGTTACATCAATAGTGTCTCCATCGACTACTCTATTAATCTCCGTTACTCGGAAGTTGTAACAACTCTTCCGACTCGGTGGAACCATTGCTCCCATAGTTAAATTCTGCAAGTGCATTATTTATAGCATCAGAAGGTAGAGTTGCATTTTTTTCTATCTCACCCTTTCTTATATTTCTTTGAAACATCATCTGTAAACTTTGCCAATGATATGGGTCTCTGATATTAATTTCTCCTCTAGCTTCATCTATGGGAATGAGAGGTTTTGGTTCTACTAATATTAAATCTCTTTCATCAGGACAATAAGTAGGTTTACCATCCAGACGAGGACTACAAGCGTGTGCAGGTGGGTCAGTAACTGGTGCTGTGCATCCAACCAATATGAGTGGTATTGCCAAATACTTAATCATTCGGGAACAGGTAATCATATCTCATTATATAGTATATTATTATTGTAACAGCAATCAATAAAATTGCAACCATTATAACAACCGACCAAGTAACCGTTTGAGCTGCCATAGTTTAATCCTCCACCATTTACGTTTACGTTGAACTGGTAATATCTCTTTAAACCGATGCATTAGATACCTTGGTCTTTATATCGAGAGTAAAACTCTTTCAATGAAGATTGGCATTGACCTTTATTTTCAGTATCTGGGTCTTTATATCCTTTGATTCTTTTCCATTCATTATGTAATGCTCCTAACAACCACGCTTGAGATAAACTATGAGGTCCGTTTTCTAATAGTTCAAGATGTCGTTTGTTGTTACAAAAGTTCTTTGCATAGTCTTCTCTCCAATTTGAATCGTCATATGTTTTTTCCATTATAGTCCTTCGCTCCAAAAGTTATCTACAGGGGTGATGTTTCTTGCAACAAAATATAAACCAAGATTAGTTAAAAACCAAAAGGCATTTATAATCCAAGTGTTTCTCCAAAGATACTTTCGGTTGTATTCTACGATATAGATATTTCTTTCATTATCACCTTTCTTAACTATCTGCTCTAATATTAATGCAACTACAAAACCGATTGCGTAGATGTAGAAGATAAAATTTAGAAAGCTAGATGAAAGTAGTAAAAGAGAAACCATTAAATTGTTACGAGGTCATAATATTTATTATATCATTAAACCATCGACATTGCAAGTTGTAATTCTCTTGCGTGTTTCAATTCATCCTCTGCTATTTCTGCAATCTTTGTATCCTCTGGATGATATGCAGAGTATTTGACATAAGTTTCGTATGCGTGTTTCTCAATCTTCATATTGATGTCATACGCATCTATTGGACTAGCGAAATAATAAACAACCATAATCCAATAGTAAAGAAGAACCAAGTGTTTAGCGAAGAATCTATCGATCCAGTGCTCATTGCCTCCACGAGTTTCCATCTCCTCCAAGTGTTCTGTTTCATTTAATGCCTGATAGAAATGTTCCTTCATTAAGTATATATGGTCTTCTCCTCGTAGTCCAAGTGACTCACGAAAGTGAAGCACACTTATGAATGAGAAGTATGGTGCTCTTGCAATAACTTCAAGAACCCAGAATCTTTGAAAGTCTCTACCTCGATAGAGAAAATCAATGATGTATATTGTGGTGTCTAACACCCAAGTGTTAAATTGTTTCATACCCAAGCGTAATTAATTGATGTGTAAACTGCTATACAGATGAATCCAAATAAGATAGTTGTTGATTTGATAGGTAGATTTTTCATTTGACCTCCTTGATTGAGTCCAACGAAAAAGGATGCTCGTGTAGATACGGAACATCCTCTCTTGCGTGTTTTACGGCTTCAAATGCATCTTCTGCATACTCACCGATTTCGTAATGATTGTTTTGTTGGTCGTGCCAACCGAGTGTGTAGTGGGACATGATAGTTTCAACTCCAGTACATTATTATTTAGTATATCATACTAGGTATAATTACGCATTGATGTGTGGACTCCCACACCTATCACACTCTTTTTCTTCTTATCTTAACAATCGAAATTCCTGCTATTAATCCTACAACTAATCCTAGAGATGCTACTGCAACTGTAGTGCTGAATACTAACTCAACTGGAACAAAAGGTTGTGCTTCCCAAGTGCCTGGCAATGTATATACTGATGGGTTTGATCCAAAAATCATTTTTCTTTTCTTTTCTCTATGTATATTCTAGCAGAAAATTTTAGATTGGCAACTTAACAATTCTTATTTAAGTCCTCTGCCATACCACCACCTATTTCTGCACCTTGATTACCACTAAACATTGTTACCCAACCAGCAGCAACCCAACCAATAATGGGAATATTAGCAACGCTAGGAGCAACACTAGCACCAACACTGGAACCCACTAGTCTTCCTGTGTTTTCTGCTCCTCCGATTGCTTTGATACAAGCTTCTGATTTACCACTGGCAGTGGTTTCAGTTGATCTACTTTTATTATGAACAGCACCATCCATTGTATATTCTTCTGTAACTTTTTCAATATTATTTGCGAGGCCTAAGAAACCACCTTTCTTTTTAATATCCTTTGTAATGAACATCGTCTTCGGATCATTTGCTTTGTAACTAATTCTATATCCTTCTTTATTAACTTCTGCTAGGTATGAGGTATAAGGGCCCACTGGAATGTCTAGTGATGGTAATTTACTTTCTCGATTAGAAAGTAATCCTATCATTCCAATATGTGAGATGCCAAGAACAGCACCTAAACTAATTGTTAACCACTTGTTCATAAGTTCCTTTATTCTGTAATTTTTCTACAACCGTCTTTGCTTGCATTGGTGCAACATCACCGAGTCCGTTAGCATCGAACCAAGGTGCATTTTCCCAATCAAATCCCTCACCGAATGTATTGTCAGGTGACATGACATACCAATGACACTTAGCGTCAGGCACATCAACTGCACACACTGCCCAATCATCTGCCCATTGAGGTACTTGAACATACATCACAGGTAAGTGATTCGCAAAAAATGAGAGTATGAGAGAAAAGAAAATCATTATGCGTTCTCGTTTACAGCAGTAGTATCCCAACCAGCTGTTGTTTTCTTTTCCCAAATGTATGGGACTGCTTTTGCATTCGCTTGAGAACTATATGTTGTTCTATCCGCATAGGTTTCAGTCCAACGATTATCACCTTTGTAATAAACTGTTCCGACCCCTGCTGAAGTCATCATACTAGTTTTTTTAATATGCCAAACCATTTTTATAGTTTTTTAGGTATTTATTAAGAAACAACACGAGAGAAACCTTTGACTTTTTCAAATCGTATTACACTATTAAATTTATCGTGTAGGTCTACTTTATGAGATATTACAAATACATTCGCATCTTTAATTACAAACCTGATTATCTTTAAAAATTCTTCTGTGCCCATACCATCCAAAGAACTATCAAATACCTCATCCATAATCAATAGATTTGTATTTACAGAGTTCTTAACTCTTGCAACTTCTCTCCAAGTGAACAATAGTGCCAAGTCAATACGCATCTTCTCTCCTTCACTGAAAGAAGAGTATGAGAAGTCCTCATGGATAGGTGACTTAACAGTTTCACTAAACTCTTCATCCAAAGTGAAATTAATATAAAAATCCATCAGGTGTAGATATCGATTTACCTGTTGATTGATAAACGGTAAATATTTTTTAATTCAAGATAGAGTGG